TCCGAGGCGGATCCTATAATGTCATCTTTCTTGACGAGTTCGCGTTCATCCCGAATCACATTGCTGATGACTTCTTTGCCTCTGTTTATCCTACTATTTCTTCTGGACAGAGCACAAAGGTAATTATTGTTTCTACCCCTAGGGGTATGAATCACTTCTACCGCATGTGGCACGATGCAGAAAAAGGTAAGAATGAATATACACCAACTGATGTTCACTGGTCTGAGGTTCCTGGTAGAGATGAGGCATGGAAGGAACAAACCATTGCCAACACTTCAGAACAGCAGTTCAAGGTTGAGTTTGAGTGCGAATTCCTAGGATCTGTCAATACACTGATTAGTCCAGCAAAACTCCGAAATCTTGTATATGAAAGTCCAATTAAACGAAATGCTGGACTGGATATTTATGAAGACCCTAAAGAAGAACACAATTATCTAATTACCGTTGACGTTGCTCGTGGTCTTGGAAATGACTATTCTGCTTTTATTATTTTTGATATTACAGAATTTCCATATAGAGTCGTTGGTAAGTATAGAAATAATGAAATAAAACCAATGATGTTCCCAAGCATCATTAATGAAATAGCAAGGGGATATAATAATGCATTTTTGTTAATTGAAGTCAATGATATCGGAGATCAAGTAGCAAGTATTTTACATTTTGATTTGGAAAATGAAAACTTACTCATGTGCTCTATGCGAGGAAGAGCAGGTCAAATTGTTGGATCGGGATTTAGTGGTAAAAAATCTCAATTAGGTGTCAGAATGACATCTGCAGTCAAAAAATTAGGATGTTCCAATTTAAAAACTCTTCTTGAAGATGACAAGTTACTTACAGTTGATTATGATATTATTTCAGAACTAACAACATTTGCACAACGTCATAATTCATTTGAAGCAGAAGAAGGATGTAACGATGACTTGGCGATGTGCCTGGTTATATTTTCCTGGTTAGTTGCTCAGGATTATTTTAAAGAAATGACCGATAATGATATCAGAAAAAGAATTTACGAAGAGCAGAGAAATCAAATAGAACAAGATATGGCACCTTTTGGGTTTATTGCTGACGGAATAAATCACATGGAACCATTTACGGATAAAGATGGAGATACCTGGTATGCTGACGAATATGGTGACCGTTCATATATGTGGGACTACATGTAATGGACTTTGATGATCAACTAGAACTTGAACATCTTCTTTTTTATGAGAGAAAATGTAGAGTTTGTGGTCAGAAAAAAGACTTAATGGATGGATTTTACTTGACTAGAAAAGGTAGAGGAACATTACCTTCTGCATATTCTTATGAGTGTAAGGAATGTACCAAAAAAAGAATTTTAAAGAACAGAAAAAATAAAATTGCGCCAATTGTTTGGGAATACCCAGATTGGTGATTGTTCACGCACTGTTTCCCCACTGAAAATACCCTTTTCCATAAATAATTTCAGATTAATTTGGATACGGAGCACGTAAAGATGCCATTAAACTTAGCATCTCCTGGTATTGTTGTTAAGGAAGTTGATCTTACTCTTGGTAGAGTCGATCCAACTTCTGAAGGTATTGGTGCTATTGTTGGACCCTTTGCAAAAGGTCCAGTCAATGAGCCCGTTCTTGTCAACAATGAGCAGGAGCTTTTAAACACCTTCGGAAATCCATATGCAACTGATAATCATTATGAAACTTGGATGGTGGCATCTTCATACCTAGCATATGGTGGTTCCCTTCAGGTTGTAAGATCTGATGATACTCAACTCAAGAATGCATTCGCTGGGTCTGGTTCAGCACCCAAGATTAGAAGTTACGAAGATTATGTTAATCTTGGATATGATGAGAATATAATTTCTGGTGTAACCGTTGCTGCAAGAAACCCTGGTTCTTGGGCAAACGGAATCAAAGTAGCAATCATTGACAGTAAGGCAGACCAAATTCTTAGTGGTTTTAGTGGTCTTGGCGCACTTGGTGCTTCAGGTGTTACTGTTGGTATGGGTGTTACCCAATCAATGGTTGGTAGAACTAAGATTGGTGCTGGAACAACCGAAGCACTTGACGGTTACCTAAAGGGAGTTGTCACAGAGGCATCGGACACTCAAATTTCTGTAAAGGTTCTTTCCCACGTTTCCGCTGCTGGAACTGAAACTGCCGTTGATTATCAACCATCTGGAACTTATGCATTTACGGCAGATGGAGCACTTGGTATTCACACCGCAGGTGTCGCAACAGCATTTACTTCAGCAACAGGTACAACAAGACAAGATTGGTTCGATCAACAAAAAATTACACTATCTAATAGTGAAATTTATTGGAACACTCTTGCAGAAAGACCTTCAACTTCACTATATGCTGCTGATAAAGGAGCAAGATTTGATGAAGTTCACGTCGTAGTTATTGATGATGATGGTGATGTTACTGGAAATGCAGGAACAATCCTTGAGAAGCACGTAGGATTATCAAAAGCAAAGGATGCTGAGTATTCTGTTGGATCGACTTCATACTGGAGAAAATATGCAGCCGAAGGTTCTCAATACATCTTCGCTGGTGGAGCACCTGCTGGTATCGTAACAACTGGATTTGCATCTGGCGGTTCCGGTTTTGACCTATCATCCGATGTAGGTTGGGATCAAGATGCTTCTGGAATCATTTTTGCTGCCGCTGGAAATAGCACTCTCACATTGGGTGGTGGTTTGAACTATGATGGTGCATCAGATCTTGATGCATCTGGAGCACTAACTGCAGGTGTTGGTGATCTTTCAACTGGATATGATATTTTTGCAAACAATGACGAATATGACGTCAACTTCCTGCTTATGGGTGGTGCTGGTTATAGCAGAGAAGATGCTCAGGCACTTGCAAGTAAGGTGATTGCGGTTGCAGAAGTTAGAAAAGATGCAGTTGCATTTGTTTCTCCTTGCAGATCCGAACTTCTTACAGCATCTGGAAACGGATATACCGTTAAGGGTGCTACCGATATTACGGACAATTTGATTAGTTTCTATGCACCAGTTCCTTCTTCATCATATGCGGTTCTGGATAGTGGATACAAGTACATGTACGATCGCTTCAGCGATACTTTCCGTTATGTTCCACTAAATGGTGATATCGCTGGTATTTGTGCAAGAAATGATGCAACCAACTTCCCTTGGTTCTCACCTGCTGGAACTGCCAGAGGATCAATTCTCAATGCAGTGAAACTTGCATATAATCCAAGTCAGGCACAAAGAGATCGCCTTTACAGTGCAAGAATCAACCCTGTAATCTTCACCCCTGGCGGTGGTATTACACTGTTTGGTGATAAGACTGCACTCAATAAATCTTCTGCATTCGACAGAATCAATGTTCGTAGGTTGTTTATCTACCTTGAACAAGCAATCAAGGGTGCTGCTAGAGATGTAATGTTTGAATTTAATGATCCTCTCACAAGAAGTTCATTCGTTAATGCTGTTGAACCTTTCCTCAGAGATGTTCAAGCAAAGCGTGGTATTCAAGATTTCAGACTCATTTGCGATGAAACCAATAACACTGCGGCAATCATTGATGCCAATGAATTCATTGCAGACATCTACATTAAACCATCTCGTTCCATTAACTTTATTGGACTGACATTTGTAGCCACCAGATCTGGTGTCTCATTCTCAGAAGTGATTGGAAACGTTTAATTTAAAGAGGTAACAAACAAATGGCACTCAGAACAATTTCCCAATTTAAATCAAATTTAACGGGAGGTGGCGTAAGACCCAATTTATTTGAAGTTACACTAAACTTTCCAAACGGATCGGGTCAGACACTTTCCTTCATGAGTAATGATGCTACTCCTGCCGCAGCAACACAAGCACTATCAACTTCTGATGTTGCAAATAAGGTTCCTTTCATGGTAAAGGCAGCAAACCTTCCAGCATCAAATATCACTCCAGTTGAAGTTCCTTTCCGTGGAAGGGTTCTTAAAGTTGCTGGAGAAAGAACCTTTGATAGTTGGACTGTTACTGTTCTCAATGATGCTGATTTCAAACTCAGAACTGTCATGGAGCAGTGGATGAATGGTATTAGTAGACTGACTAATGGATCTGGAGAAGTAAATCCAACGGATTACACTGCAGATGCAAAAGTTGATCAGTTAGACAGAAATGGTGGAATTCTAAGAACTTATAATTTTGTTGGATTATTCCCAACAAATGTTTCTGAAATTGCACTTTCAATGGATACCACTGATACAATTGAAGAGTTTACTGTTGAATTCCAAGTTCTTTACTGGAATATCGCTGAAGGATCCGACTCCAGTGTCTATCCTGCACTAAACTGATAAATAGTTAGAACAGTTTAAGTATACTTATAAAATGGCAAAACTCTTTGGATTTTCTATTGAGCCAAGTGAAGAAAAATCAAAATCCGTAATTTCCCCCGTCCCCCCTAATAATGGGGACGGGGTTGATAATTTTATTGCTAGTGGATTTTACGGTTCATATGTTGATATTGAAGGCGCATATAGAAACGAGCACGAGTTAATAAAAAGATATAGAGAAATGGCAATTCACCCAGAGGTGGATAATGCCATTGAAGATGTTGTCAATGAAGCAATTGTCAGCGATCTTTATGATTCCCCCGTAGAAATTGAACTTTCAAATGTTAATGCAAGTGATAAGTTAAAAGACATTATCAGAAAAGAATTTAGATATATTAAAGAACTTTTAGATTTTGATAAAAAATCTCACGAAATTTTTAGAAATTGGTATGTTGATGGACGTCTATATTACCACAAAGTAATTGATTTAAAGAAACCAGAAGAAGGGATCAAGGAATTAAGATACATTGATCCAATGAAAATGAAATTTATCCGCCAAGAAAAGAAAGTTGGTAAGGGTAACGGAATTGATCTTTCAAGAACCACAGAAACTAGTAAAGTTTTATATCCAGATATTGAAGAATTCTTTATATATTCACCAAAACCAAACTATCCAATTGGGATGGTTTCTAGTGCAAGTGGACAAAAAGGTATCAAGATGGCAAAAGATACCGTTACCTATGTCACTTCTGGGTTAGTTGATAGAAACAAGGGTTCTATTCTTTCATATCTTCACAAAGCAATTAAGGCACTCAATCAACTTCGTATGATTGAGGACTCTCTGGTTATCTATAGACTTTCCAGAGCACCAGAACGTAGAATTTTCTACATTGATGTTGGTAATCTACCAAAGGTCAAAGCAGAACAATATCTGCGTGATGTTATGAACCGATATCGTAATAAGCAGGTTTATAATGCACAAACTGGTGAAATTCGTGATGATCGAAAGTTCATGTCCATGATGGAAGATTTTTGGTTACCTCGAAGGGAAGGTGGTAGAGGAACCGAAATCACCACACTTCCTGGTGGACAAAACCTTGGCGAACTTGCCGATATTGAGTATTTCCAAAAGAAACTTTACAGAGCACTTGGAGTTCCAGAATCAAGAATTGCAAATGATGGTGGATTTAATCTTGGAAGGTCTTCAGAGATTCTAAGAGATGAACTAAAGTTCACCAAATTTGTTGGAAGATTGAGAAAAAGATTTGCATATGTCTTCAGTGATATGCTGAGAACTCAATTGATTCTTAAAAATATCATCACTCCAGAAGACTGGGAAAAAATTTCAGACCATATTCAATATGATTTCTTATATGACAATCAATTCTCAGAATTAAAAGAAAGTGAATTGATGAATGATCGTCTCGGAACTTTGGCAACTATCGAACCATATATTGGAAAGTATTTTTCGGTTGACTACGTTCGCCGTAAGATCTTGCGTCAGACTGATGCAGAAATGAAGGAAATTGATGAACAAATTGAAAAAGAAATTAAGGATGGAATTATTCCAGATCCCAATTCAGTAGACCCAATTACTGGTGAACCTTTACCACAAGGAGATGGAGATCTTCTCGGTAATGTTCCAATGGAACCAGACCTTGAAGCATCATCATCTGTTACGGATGCAAACTTCCAAAAAGACACTAAATCTGCAGAGATATAAATAAAAAATATACATATAGATTAATTTCATGGAAGATGTTATCGATTTGATTGCAACCGATGCCGCTGCTTCGGATATTAGTGACAAAATTAAAGAAGTTTTGTTCAATAAAGCAGCAACAGGTATTGAAAATATTCGTCCAGAAGTTGCAAACTCTATGTTTAATGGTGAACTGGATACAGAAACGGAGGAGTGATGGCAAGAACCTTAATTAAAGGAAACGAGGTAAACGTCCCAACGACCGCCGGCATTGGCGTCAGTTTTTCTGAAGCTACGGTTGTCAGACTTGTAAATACAAGTGCTTCGGCAGTTGTAATTACTGTTCAAGAAACCGCAGGCGGAACAGGTGTTGGATCGTTTACCATGCTGCCTTCCACTATGGAATATCTAGAAAAAGTAGCAGCACACACAGTATTTGCAGATGCGAGTGGTGTTGTTGGTGCAAAAGTAGGATTCACTGGATAATCAAATGAAACTTATCACAGAAGAAATTTCAAAGGTCGAATTTATTACCGAAGGAAAGGGTAAGTGTAAGAAGTGTTTCATCGAAGGAGTATTTCTTCAGGGAAACATCAAAAACCGTAATGGTCGCATGTATCCCCTGGAAACTCTTTCACGTGAAGTATCTAGATACAATGAGAACTTTATTCAAAAAGGTCGTGCTCTAGGAGAACTCGGTCATCCAGACGGTCCAACTGTCAATCTTGATCGTGTTTCTCATAAAATTGTTTCTCTAAAATGTGAGGGAAATAATTTTATTGGTAAGGCACAACTTCTCGAAACACCCATGGGTAAGATTGCAAGATCTCTCATTGACGAAGGAGTTATGCTTGGTGTTTCTTCTCGTGGTGTTGGATCTTTGAAAGAAGACCACAATGGTTGTAAAGTTGTTGGCGAAGATTTCATGTTAGCAACTGCTGCTGATATCGTTGCCGATCCTTCCGCTCCTGATGCTTTTGTTTCAGGAATCATGGAAGGAAAAGAGTGGGTTTGGGAAGGTGGAATTCTTCGTGAGCAACTTGCAGAGAGAACTCAAAGAAGAATTAACACTCTTGTAGACCAAAGAAGACTTGAAGAGCATAAGTTGAATTTATTTAACGATTTCCTCTCAAATCTTTAATTTATAAATAAATATAGATTAATACAAAAATATCTAATCAAATGTCCGTTGGTAGCAATTTACAAGAAATGGAAAACGTAG